AGAGAAACCAGCCGGGTACCGAATTGGATTTCAGAGTAGACGGAATAAAATTGGTCGGGGAGTCGCACGGTGACCGGCGATCCGTTCGGCACGGAATACACGGCTTCTCGGATACCTGAGGTGTCACTGTGGGCTGTGGCGGCGGTGTATGAGTTAGTAAGGGTTACTTGAACAGTTCCAGAAGTGGCACCAGGAGTGCAGCTACCTACACCCGTCGGGGTAACGATTTCCGAGTTAGTTCCGTCGTGAACTCGGAACTTCCAAGTAGTATCCGAAGAGTTTAGCGGGCAGGGTGAGAGCGTAAGAGTCTGGATGCCAGAAGCCACGTTGCCGATGCTCTGCGCCCAATTATAATCGGTAGCCACGGCCGCTGATTCGCACTTGGCAAAGGACATGACACCTGCGGTAGTGAAGTTGGCGCACTTATTCGCATTAGATGTCGGCTTGGCGCTTGGTAGCGTGATCCGAAAGGGGTTTGCTATGTTTAGGGGAGCTTGCCATCCGACGTAATCCTGGCCATATATGTAGGCTTCTCGGAAATCAAATGTGCCGGTTGCGACACCAGTCTGTGGAGGAAGAACGACAAACGATGAGTTCTTGTTCTGGCCAAAAGCTGCTACTGAAAGCAACGCGAGAATTGCTGCGATTTTCATCATTACAGGATACCCTTTAAGACTCCGATTAGTTCCCACTTACCTAGAGGGTTGTATCGGAAGGTGTAATTCGTGTAGGTGTTTGCGTCCAGACTCGGGTCCTGGTCGGTGACACCTTCGAAGGCGGAGCTAAATGTAAGCGTTCGGCCTCCGATTGGATCTTGAATGTGCTTGTAAGAGAACAGAATCCCGGAGACAAGGGTCCCGTTAGTATACACCGGAGCGGTGATCGTAACGTTCCCTGTGGCGGTGAGTGCTTGGGTTGCCCCATTGGCGAGGTCCGGCGCGATAGACGCGGCGTATGTAAGGGTGTAGTACCCTCCAGTGCAGATCATAGTAACGGGGGCTCCGGTTGAAGATCCATCTGGTGATGGAATAATATAACTAAGTCCGGGAGTAGTCAACGAACATATCGGCGGGGTGAGAATAGGGGAACCGACAGTAAAGATGCTTGTCGGACCGCAAATTTGACGTGGTGGAAATGAGGAAGAATCATAATACCACGCGACATACTGTGTATTCTGAGGGGAAATTGAAGAGTTGTAAAGAACTCCCACGGAATTATCGAATTTTCCGTTGATGATGTGGACTTTTTGAAACTGCGGAAGACGTTCACCAGGAGCTACGCCTCCTAAGTCAGCTTCAGCCCAGGTTGACCCCGAAACTGGGTAAATTAGCCCGATGAGAATGAATCCGTTAAACGGTGTGTCATCGTGCCAAGTGACTAGCATAGATTGATCGAGTGTGGCAACTTGCGGTGGCATCTATACTAATTGTATCGCAAAAAGAAAAGCCCCCGGCGGTAACCAGGGGCTCTTCGATTGATATCACCAGTTAGGCGATAGATGATTGAGGATCGAGCGTTTTGTAACGGTACACACCACCGATACCGGCCGGGCCGTCTAGGACCACAGCGGTGTAGATGAAGTTGTACGAAACATACGCCCCGATCACGCCTTCAGGATCAGCCACGGAGTCCGTTGGCCGCCCCACCTTGACGTTGAACCGCTGTTTCTTCGGATCAGTAACCTTCGACGGTCCACGACCGGCAAGATCAACGCAGCCAATTCCATCCTTACCGAAGACATATGCACGATAACGGTTGGGGCTTGTTTGCGTGAATACGTTGGTCGATTCCACGACGCGCACGCCAGCGACGGAGGTAATCAGGCCGCGATCTTCGTACTTAACCAGCGGAGTGTTCTGCGGGTTGGTGTACTTGACAATGTCAGCTAGGCCACCGGCGGCCGGGTCGTTGACTAGATCATAGGACACATAAGGGTGCAGGATGCAGTAGAACTCGCCGTTTTCCATCGGCTGCACGTCAATCGCCTGGAGGGCGTGGCGCGAGTTACGAAGGTCGGCAACGCGGAAGTAGGAGCCTAGCAGGGTTTGTGTAGTAGACGCGGACTCGGCGTCGATGACGTTGCGAGTAATCGTGTCCACTGACAGCCCGGCTTGGTAGCCTAGCAGATCGGCGTGGTTCTCGACCAGCGGGTCAATGGCCGTGTCGGCCAGGAAGTCCGAAATGGTCAGAAACGCGGTGTACTGCGACACAGTTGCCGCCACGGTGCGTGAAGTCGGCGAAATACCAGTGCCGACGGTACCTTCAGTCGTTGGTGTAGTATTAGCTGAGAGGTTGAAGTAACGGAACCACTGAACGGTCCGGCCTTCCTGTTTAGGGATCATGTCCGACATACAGGCATTCCGGAAGAGGAATTTCTTCTGGAGGCGATCCAGAGCTTTCTTCTTGTAGTAAGTTACCTGAACATGGGGCAGCCCGGCGGAAGTTGTAAGGTTTGTTGCGGGTGAATAAGCCATTTGTTGTCCTCGGGTAACGGCTTATTTCGCCGGTTACCTATGCTTCAATTATACCGCACTAGCCTCTAACACCAGCGTTTGATAGCTTGTTTAGCAGCGAAGCTAGTTGCTCAGTTGACATGTTTTCGATCTGATCTTCTGAAACTGGTGAGTTAATAGGCGAAGACCGGCCGGGCGCGGGAGGGGCCTGGAGGTAGGGATTTTGCGGAGTTTGTGAGTACTGCGGTTGGTTGTACGGGTTGTACTGCGACTGCGCAGGGTACTGACCGTACTGCTGCGGTTGTTCCTGTTGTTGACGCTGCGATTCGGCGATGGCCCGGAAGTTAGGCAGTTGATTCTTCTGAATCGCGTACGCGTAGGCCGCTTCGAGGCCCTGTTCAGTAAACGGCAGATTCAGTTGCTCACGGATACCTTCGATGGTATTCGCCACACGAGGATCTTCCAGCGGCACTTCGCGGTGACTGTCCCGGAACTGATACGCGGCCAGCTTGCGATTCGTCGCAGCTTGATTCACCAGAGACTCGCGGATGACTTCCATCGGGTCTTCGACCTGACCGTTGAACAGTGCGTGGGACATAACGTACTTCGTCGCCTTGCGCGGGTCTTCGTTCATCAACCGGATGTATTCGTCATTCGAGAATCCCGAATCATCGTCGTTTGTGACTCTTGAACCTTGGGCCGCTGCGGTGGGCTGGGAGACAGGTTGGACCGGCTGCGCTTGGGCCTGTCTTAGGGCGATAGCGGTTGCGTTGAGTTGCGCCTCCAGGTCGGCCTGATCCCGGAAAGTTACGGGCTGGCCCTGGATGTTGAGCGTAATTGGAGACGCCGCCGGAACCTGCGGTTGGGGGATTGGGTCTCCGCCCTCTCCCGGGGTTTCCCGGAGTACTTCTGCGATCTGCTGCTGGATTAGATCTTTAATATCCATGTGAGATTTCTCCTAAAGTCAATGGTAGCATTTTATGAAAGTGGACCTTCTCCGAGGTTTCTTCCGAGTGTTTCGAGAAGTGCTTCCGGTCGGCCTTCGAATTGTTTTCGAATCCGGCGACTGGCACGCCAAAGAGGGAGGATTTCAGCCTCCTTCTCTTTGGTCGCGGTTTCCAGCTTTGAGAGAAGCAACTCATCGGCCTCGTCGAGGAGCTTCAGCAACGCTGCGAACCCCGGGTGATTGGCCAGGGTCGCGATGCGTTCTAGTTCTAATGTGGTCATTTACGAGGTGACTTTGTTCTGACTTCGGCTTTCTTCCGAGTTACTGAAGTTCCTTCCGGTTTTGGCTTTGCGGCTGCCATTTCCTTCTGCTGCTTCAATCCCATTTGGTGAGATTCTTCAGAATGCCGTAGTTGTTGCTGATTACCGATCATAGCAGTTTGCAGATTCATTTGAGATTGCTGTTGCTGCATGTTCAGTTTTTGTTCTTGCGCTTGGGCGTCAGCTTGCATCTTCATCTGAGTAGACTGTACGGCCATTTCGCCTTTACGCTGCTCGACTTGGATTTTCAACTGGGCCATTTGCTTTTCGAATTCCAGTTTTTGCTGGTCTAACATCATCTGCATCTGAGCTTTCATCTGCTCGATCTGCATCTTCTGTTGACCCTCGGCCATCTTCATCTGGGCTTCTTCCGGTGATCCCTGCTTTGACATAGCTGTCTTTTGCAGGTCTCCCTGGATCTTCATGCCCATGATTTCTTTCTCGTGCTGGTTCTGGCCTTGACGTTCTGCCATTTGAGCCTGAACTTCCGGAGGAGGCTGTTGAGCGGCTTGCTGCTCTTCTGGCGTCATCGGCCGGATGATGTCGTAGCGGCCTTTTGTGCCCGCCGCGTCTTGCAGCATGTCGATGAGAGATTGGAAGTTAACTGTCTGCCCGGCGGATTTTAGAGCTTCCAGTAAGGGACCTGATAGTAGGTATTGCGTCAGAAATGGAAATATCTGCATCAGGTTCGACTTAGCCAGCATCTTGCTAGAGGCAAGCATCTGGAATTCGCACGGACGCTGGAAGTTCCACCCTTCGACCCATTCGATTTGACCGTTAGTTTTCGCCGGTAGTTGATCGAAGGCTCCGATGTGGAAGCCGATCATTTTGTATAACTTCCGGAGAAGCGGAATTAGAAGGTAGTCTTCGATGTTCTTGACGATAGGCTGGATTCGATTTGCCGAACCTTGGGCCTGAATTGACATTCCGGTAGCCGTGCGGTTGGCGTTTCCACCCTTTGGCATACCTTGGGCCATAGCGCCAATACCGGTGCGTTTGTCGGCCGCGTCGAGAATGAAACCGATGTCGGACATGACGTTTTGAGTCGCCGGTTGGGGCTGCATCAAGGCGGTGGCCGATTTAATGTCGTCATTGGTTGAGTTGAAGACGAATCCAGGACCCCATTTGCGTTGATTAGCCGTTTGATTATCTGAACGAGCTTGCACACGCGGTGGGTGTAGGGCTAAGGAGATTTCATCTAAGTGGCCATTCAGCATCCCTTCGATCATGCGTTGATTGCCACGCTGAACGTCGGGTATGCCATTGGCATAGAAACGGCCGGTGAAGATGTAACATGGCGCAAAAACGGCCGGGACAAACTTATAAGGGTTCGGCTGGTTATACGCTACGTGCTGGCGGTTCAGCACCCAGATGATCTGGTTCTTCGAGTAATACATCAGAACTTCGATCTTCCGGTCGGCCGGGTTGGGAATCCAGTCGGCTTGCTGAGGGTTGAAGCTGACGCTGCGGAGAGCTTCCTGCGTCTGGCGGGTAGTGTCGGCAGGCACCGTAGGGGCCGACTTGGCCATAAACCATAAAATTGAATCCTCCGGGATGTCCATGCGGGTGTCCGAGCGTAACGCCGCAAGATCATCGACAGTCATCATCCGGCGGCGAATAACGGCCCGAGATTCGTCGAGATTGGGCGTCGGGGTGGCAGGGTCGATGTAAACGTCTCGAATGTCCACCCAGGAGATCGTAGGACGGTTCTTCCGGCCGTCCCAGTCAAGCCACAAGCCTCCGTTGCCGTACTTCAGGATGTCTCGGATGGATAGACCCATCTCGGACACGGCGGAGAGGCCGTAGTCGTTCTTAGAATGCTCCAGGAAGTACGACATAGCCGCGCGGACCTTTGTAGCTTCCTCCGCCGGTGTCCCAGGTTCGGAAACGACTTCGAACCAGTCCTCGTCGGAGAACAGCGCTTGCATAATCGACGGGTATGCCGATTCCACTTGGTCAAAGGAAATTTGGTATGGCAGGTTTGCGCGGGGGATTGTCGTCCCCTCCCAGACCTTGGCCGGGACGTAACCGGTGTAAAGCGCGTCGGCTTCGTTCCATCGACGGTCGTGGTTATTAGTTCGATAGGTTTCAAAAGTCGTAAAGGTTTGGTTTACGATTTGAAGTGCCAGAGTGTTTTTGAACTGCTCCGGCGACAGGACAAAGGCTTCTGTCTCTGGATTTACATCCGGTAGCAGTGTAGGTTGTCGTTCTTCTGGCATAATTCTATTTTAGTAAACTCCGTATGCGCCGTCGGCCGGGTGCGCCGGGGTAGTCCCCAGGTACTGCTCTTGCTCCGGCGTAAGGATTCCAAGCATCTGACCAAAAGCGAGGTTGATTTGATGACTGGCGAAGCCGCGTGCCGTTTCCCGCCCGAACCAGTTTTTGTTCTGAAATAGATCCGACATTGAGTCGAGGATATCGTCGTGCTTACCGGAAGGGAATTCGCGGAGTTCGCGTAGTAGATGGGCTTTAGTTTTCGCCCAGTATTCTTCGTGATCTTCCTTTGACATTCCGTTAGGCATCCCATCGACGAAAATAATATCACCCCGGACATACCAGGGCTGTAGTGTATTAGCGATGCGCTCAACTTTAGCCTCTTGGTTGTCGCGTTTGATGGTGTCAACGGGGATAAAGACCCCGGAAGTGTCCATGATGCGGCGAAGAGACGGCATGAGACCGCGAACAAAGCCAGTTTCTTCGATTTTCAGCGATCTGAGGCGTGATTGATACTTTTTGCACAGTTTCACGAGTCTATCTACTAGATCAGAGGGCAGAAAACGGCCGTGAACGATCTCAACGATGTAGCATTTGCCGCTATTTGACCATCCGGCGACGACAATAGAAGTGTAATCCGACCGTTTGCCGGTCGTTTCGGCCGTATCGACGGAGATTTCGTAGTGAGAGATCCGCACATGGTTGATAAAGTCCTGCGGAGAGATCCATTTAGGGAACTGGTGGTCAACTGGGAACAGCGCAACGCCGCCGGGACGAGGATCTTGTTGCTGCTGGGTCGCGTAACCGAGAGGATCGTCCAGTTTCATCGTGTGGAGGTATTTGTTGCTGAATCGACCCGGCCAGCGACTCTCTGGGTAGCCATTTTTATCTAAGACCTCGGGCTTTTGGAGGAAGTCCATTGAGTCGAAACGTTCCGGCTTACCTCCCCAGTCGCGTTTCGTGGCTCCTCTGATGAAGAGTTTCCATTCGCGGAGTTCTTTGGTTTTCTCCGACTCCATGTCGATAATCCGACCGTAAAGGTCGTCGAAATGGTACCGGGTTCCTTCTACGTCAATCCAGTATTGCGGCGCGACGAGCAGGTTTCGAGCTAAGAAGAAGTTCTTTTTGATCGTTTGTAGACCTTCACCGTTGATGTTACCGGGGTCAACGATGTCGGAGCATTTGATAACATCGACGTGGATACCCGAAAGGCCGCGTTCAATAGAGGTGGCCATGACGGTTGGTTCTTTATGCTGCTTTAGGCCGCCACGGGGGTTGCCAAATCGCTTGTCTTCGACGGTGAAGGAGTCTGCGCGACCCCACTCCCAGACACGTTTAGTCGGGCAGAGTTCTGGAAAGATAGCGCGGAACCGGTCGTTACCAACGAAGGTCTGTTTAATTTCAGACACGACCATGTTCGCTTTATCACCGTTTGCCTGCATAATCATGATCGCGATGTCGGGGTAGTTGATGATCCACTGGACCGTATGGGCGACACAGTTGATGGAAGACTTCAGGAATCCGCGCGAGTCCAGGAGCAGCATACGGCGTTCGCCAGGAAGATCTAAGATGTCCTGCGCTGGGGTATATTCCCAACGGCCGTTTACGATCCGGTCGCATTCAAGCTGGCGTTCCCTAGACGGTAATGGGAACTGCTGAAGATGGTCTAGGACTGGCCGGTGAACTTCTTCCGAGACATCAGGCATTCCTAGGACGTAGTTACAGAGGAATTTCAAGTCAGTCCGGCAGCGCCACCGAGTTTCTCGAAGCTCTTCGACAAGTTCGGGTGGGGCTGTTTTGAGATTGATGGTACTCATTTTACTGTGACGGGAGGATCTATAGCGGGCCAGAATCTACTGCGGCAAGCGAGTCTGTCCCCCTTCTTTAATACTCTCACAATCCCAATTAGCCGGTACTCTCCAAAGGTTAGATTTCGAAGAATCTTCCCGCCGTCCCAATCTTGTTCTGAAGGGTACGGACCTATATCGTCATATTCTGCAAAATCATAACAATGGGAGTGGATGTCTCCCAAGACTTCGTAACCTTGCAAATTCGCGAGTTTAGTTGCAGTTTCAAACCAAGAAAAGTTTCGAACTATCTGTTCGGCAGTTGAGGTTAAGAGTCTTTCCGGCGGGAAGTATAGGTCTTCGATAGAGAATTCGTCCCCATCCTGTGTACCGAGTAGAATTGCATATTCTTCGGTCGGGAAAACCGCACGGCATTTTTTATAAAACAATCTGGACAGACGCTCTGGGAAAATTACCCGCGACATATAGAAGATTGTTTACAGCGGTCGAGTAATAGAAAGCGATGGAATAATGATCCTGTGAGAAATACCCACAACTAAATCACCGCTTGCCCAGGGCTTTAGAGGATTTGGGACCGCTCGACCATCAATTCGAGAGTAGTCCGGTCCTTCAAGCTGAACAAGTCCGTTTCGGTAGATAGTTTCCCCTCCTAGTAATATGTAAGATCCGTCAGAATTACGAGTTAGTATCGCCTCTGACCTCATTAAAGCATATCCCGTTGGGGCGATGTTGACTTTTGCTACCAGAGTGCCATCCACTATCGCCACGCTGTCGGACAGTTTAACTGTGATTAAACTACCAGATTCGTCGATTGCCAGAAGTCCTATACTACCAACCGGACCTTTTATTTGGTCAATTGGTAGTTTTGTCTGCGCGCAAAGAACAAAAGACGTAAGTAGAAGTAAGTATTTCATTGTAAAATTCCGTAAGAACCTTTAGATACTAAGTTACCAGCAAAATCATAGTATCTAATTTGGTATGCAGTAATGTCAGCCGATAGCGCTGCGGCGGGCTCACCCCGTAGTGCCTGCTCGTACTGCACAAAGTCTTCGATCTCTGCCGCTTCGAGCGCATTCGGAGCCCCCGGGATCGTGTCGCCAACCAAGAACGAGTTGACGTAATCACCAAATGCAGGCCAGCACGCTCGTATGCTTCTTCGAGCATAGCTCCCTTGGCGCGTATCGAACACCAGCCCTCCAGAGTTCCGCACACGCCACCCCACCTTGGAGCAGACTGCCATGCGGCAAGCAGCCCTTCTTGCGTTAGATCATCAACATCCTCACGAGTCTTCCTAGCAATTGATATGGCGATGTTTCTGACACGGGCTTGAATGGCTGTGGTCATTTGACTGATGCCGATCCGCCGATGCGGAACTGGGCCGGATCACCAATCGGGTCAGTCCCAAAGGCCCACCCACGTGGATTAGTGGCGGCGTTTCGGTTGCCGCTACTGGCGAGAATCATGCGGGCGATTGGACGGCGATCTGCTACCGGCGTCAGAAATGGAGCATACGCCGCCATGTTTTCATATGCCTCCGGTACGAAAAACCGATCTGATTCTGTCGATGTCCCGAAACGGAACTTCAACACAATCGTTTTCGTGCCCAGCGGGGGAACAGTCAGCCTCTCGTATTCAGTCGTGTTGCCAACGGCAAGACTTCTGAGAGTATTCAGCACGGCCTTGTATTTCGTCCCGGCGTAGTTCTCCCAGACGACAGCCAGTGGTTCGGAAAGCGGCGTGTACCAAGCGTACATACTGCTGCTTCCATACACCATCTTATACATTGGGGTACTACCTGACCACTGTGACCCGCTATTATTGCCAGATGCGACGACAGTTGATCCAAACTGTATCCCGATAAGGTCCATTTGCGGGCGACAAGTTTGCGTTGCGTGATTGTTCGTGAATGCTATCGTTTGCGTGAGTGTATTTGTCCCGGCCCCCGTGTATTCGACGCGAACGGTAAGAGACCCAGTGCTATTGGTATATGTTTTTTGAGAGAACACTGGCCCTGCGTTAGAGAAACTCTCGCCACCCCACGACCCTCCTCCAGAGCATGTTCCGTCATTCCATGACAGACATACTCCCACACCAAGGAAGTTCGGATCACTAATGAGATTTGAGCCGCCGTTATACGTTAGGCTGGTTGGGCCGGATGCGTTGACTGTGTAGGCCACGCCTTGCGCGTGCGCGTGCGCTCCAAGGCTGATAATCAGTAATAAGTACTTCATTGAGCCACCACAAATGAACCTCCGCCTAATACTCCGGATGAGGCGAATGGGTTTGCATTGTCCAGCCCAATAATAAAAGCTGCTGTGTCTGTAGCTGAATTTGTCCAGTTAGCGGTAGTCGTACAACTGGACGAACAGTACGTGAAAGCTGTTGACCATGGAATATCAACAGTCTCCCCAGATCTGTAAGAATATGCCCTATACGCAGCGTAGTTACTGGCATCGCCAGCATTGCCAGTGGCCATAAAAACGACGCGGTAGGATGTTGACGGTGACAAGGTGCGCACGGAAGATAAATAGCACCAATACGAAGGAGATCCAGCCGAACCAGTGCCGAACCAAGACGTCTCACATGAGTCTACTAGGGTATCGGTAGAAGACCCAACGCTATACAGCTTGATTGTAAACGTGGTTGGATATGTAGTGCCAAAAAAATTGGAAATCTGACCTCCAATCTTATCTACATTCATCGATACCCCGGCAGGTGTAGTAAATTTTGCTCCAACTTCCCGAGTTCCGTTTATCCTTCGATTAGCCGAGATCTGCCCGGCATTAAACGGAGACCCAATCTTAATACCAGACCCCAGCGTGACGTAGCCAGAAGCCCGCGTCGTCATGGTGCTATTTAATCCTTGCGATGTAGAAGCTGATCCGACAATCAATCCGCCGTAATGCCCCGATTGTAAATTCTGAACCAACGAAGGCTGTTCTCCGTTATTGTATTGGATCGTGATCGAGTCAGTGCCGGGAACGGCTTCCGTATTTGTCATCACTACCGCATATTTTCGGCCAGCTACCAAAGTGTGTGCCGAAAACGATGAAAAATCTACCCATGATCCGGCTGTCACTGGAGACGGTGAGAACGTAGTAGACGAAGATACAACTTTCATACAATACTGCGTTCCGCTTGAGCCAGAAAAGTCTGTCACCACGCTCCCGCAGCCAACGCTATCGTCAATCTGAAATGTGGTTGCTGTTCTATTGCACACGTAGTAATCGGTATTAAGAGAGATACCCGCTGGAAGAGTGGTAGTTGCGAACCTAATAACATCTCCGTTTGAAAATGGGTTATTTGTCAGATTCACTGTATCGCTAGCATCGGTATATGTCACAATATGGCCAGCCGTATTGGACGACACCTCGATCACTTGTGCTCTAAGTAAATTCACATTTGCACTTCCAACCGCAGAAGCATAGACAGCTAACCCACTTACCGATGTGGCCGTGGGCGCAATAAACACTACCCCGTAGGCGGACCCAGCCGTGCTTAGTACGGCAGTCGTAGATTCAGTAGTTCCGGAAGCAGTGCCGTAGGTGAACGCAATCTGGCCCCAAGCCACACAAGAAACCAACAAAAGCAGATATCGCATTACTGAGCCCTCCGAGTCGTAAACCGAGCCCAGATCAACTGGGCATCGCCTGTCATCGTGTCGCCGACAGCATCGGCGTCCCTATAGAGACGGAAAAACAATTCCTCTCCAGCCGAGCATCCAGTCACCGTAATGGCAGATATGGAAGCATCGTTGAATTGCAGCGTGGTTCCCTTGGCCGCGTCAGTGACCGTCGATGCCGTGTTCCACGATGGGTCACCTGTCTCTCCGTCCGCAACGCAGGCCGTCTGCACGGCCCAGATAACGTCTCCCGAAGTTGCCGCCGCTCTCCATCTAAAAGACAAGTCGATATTTCCAGTCCAGTCGCTCGCCAATGGGAAGTGGTACTGCACGCTCTCCTCAGTGGCCGCGTCGAAATCCAGAGTCCCGAAGTTGGTGTTGGTGCCAGTAGCACAGGCCGCTGCGGGAGCGTTGGCGGTTGGTGTCGCAAACGAAGTGAACGCCGATGTCCCTTGGCAGTTAGCGGCGACAAACGTAATCAACTGGGAAAGGGTGATGATGTTGTCGGCCTCGCTGATCGTCTTATTCGTCAACGTCTGCGACCCGCTCAGCGTGACCAGCGTAGCCCCAGCCCCGATCTGCTGCGAGGTGCGAGAGCGCGTAATGCTGAGGGCGGAGTCGATGGTGAGTCTATTTGTCTCGCCCTCG